CGATGCGGTGAAGCAAACGCTCCAACTCAAAAACAACACAAGACATAGTGAACGGACAAAGTGTGACTACCCGGGGTGACGGTGACCCACACAACAACAAATAACACAAAAATTAATTTATAAAGGTATAGTATAGTACGATATGAATAACAAAACTCGCAACGTATTAGTTGTTTTGCTAATTCTTCTTGCCATAGGAGTGATCATTGGAACTACGGAAGGAATAAAGGCGGCGATTAACAAGAAGAACAAGAATAAGTCTAAGAAGAACAAGAAGAACAAGAAGAAGAAGCAGCTGGCGGCTGTGGGCGCTGCTACCGAGACTCTTCCAGCGCAGCCTGTCGAGACTGCTCCGGCTCAGCCTATGCAGTGAACGAACGCAGAAAGTGACAAAAATGTTTGAATTAAAGGCTACTATATATATGGCAGCTATTTGTGGCGCCCTCGTATTTCCACTTGTGCCGAATATTGTGCAAATCCTTGAATTTTATACCATACCTGCACACGGGACAAGTCGGAATACCGGAGTTACTACACCATTTCTTCACACATTTCCTACAAAAGGAATGACCGCAACTAAATGTGAAGTTACATTCGTTAATATAGCACACGGGACAGTCTTCCATTTGCGCGGAGCCTGTTAACGATTCCGCTGACCGAAGACCTCCGTTTGATGGGGGCATCTGGGCATACGGGAGTGGCGTCCTTCAACAGGTTAGGGTAGATCAGTTCTCTCACGACTTCTGATGGAAGCGAGCTGCACGCCTGGCAAACTGCCAGCTTGAAGTCGTAGGTACAAAGCGGAACGTAATCCATGATGTTTGCCTATAGTAAAAAATGATCACGAGAGCTTCGCACACACACATTAGTGCCACGCCGAGTTTTTAAAAACTACGACTTCTTGGGCGGAGCGGAGAATAGCTTCTTAATGTCCCTGATGGACACGTTCTTCATGTTTGTGAAGGGAATCTGTTTTTTGAGAGTTTCGTCTCCCAGGACTTCTGCCGAAATGCCGGACTTCCTGAATTGCAAATCAAGCATGGACTGTTCGATGCTCGGTATGTCATTACTGCCCACGTATATGAGCTTTTTGACAAACACCTGTTTAGTTTGTCCAGTCCTGTGGCTTCTGCCGATTGCTTGAAGTTCCGTGGCGGGATTCCAACTCGGAGCAGTAATATACACGCGCGTAGCTTCTTGCAGATTCAATCCCACGCCGCCAGCCTTAATTTGAATTAAAAATACACACCCTCCATCGAAATTCTTGAAGTCCTGTACGAATTTATCGCGAATGTGTCCCGGCACGCTTCCGTCGATTCGATAGCAGGTTATGCCCTCATCTCTAAGCATCTTCCCGATCATATCCATTTCGGTGCGGAACTGGCTAAACACCAGACTCTTTTCGGTAGGGTGGGACTTGATGCCGTCGAGGAGGTATTCGAATTTTTTGCTCTTCCCCTCGTAGAACTCTACGTTAGCATCTGTCTTGAGAGCCACTCCATCCAGATAGAGCTGCGGGTGAACCATGCACTGCCTCACGCGCAAAAGTCCTTCCAGAATGTTCATGGCGTGAGCGGCGATGTTAGTGCTGGTTCTAAAAATCTCCATTATCATGTCACGAGTTTCCTCGTATGCGACGCTGTATATCGCCTCTTCTTCGTCGTACATCTCGAGCTCAACGTTTTCGATGTCACACCCGGGGAGAGCGAGGCGCGAGTTAAACTTAGAAACGTCTTCCTTCGTTCGCCTCAACACGTGCTCGTCGCAAATGGATCGATATTTCGCTTGAACCATGCGCTGCTCTATCCCGAAGAAAGAACACAAAGAAACGAAGTCCCTCAAATTGTTAAATACGGGGGTTCCGGTCAGAATCCACCTATATTTGCACTTGAGGGCACAGACGCTCTTGTGCGTCTTCGACTTGGCGTTGCGAATTTCGTGAGCCTCGTCGAGAACTACGCGATCCCAGCTATATTTGTGAAGCAGAGTGTACTTTTCGAAGTCTTTCCGGTTCATGACACGACCGTAGGTGGTAACGACAACGTCGGCTGTGAGTGGCACATCCTTCCCTTCCCACACCTGCACACTAAGCTGAGGCGCGAACTTGTTCAACTCCGATACCCACTGGCTGACGACACTACGCGGAACGATAACGAGGGTGCGTTTGACGGGGTTACCAAGCATCGTGCCGGTCATTTGAACCGTTTTGCCCAGTCCCATTTCGTCGCACAAAAATCCACCGAGGGGTCCTGAGTCGCGACCGATCTCTGCGTTGAGCATCCACACCACACCTCGATTCTGATAGGGTGAAATAAAACGTCCATTGAGGCTTGTGCTGGCAAGCCTGAATGCGTCCGCAACAACGTGGGAAACCATGGTGATTGTTCTTGTCACTCGCGCCACAAAACACACAAGAACGCATCACACACGTTTTAATGACAAATTGCATTTTTAAAAATAACCAAAAATATAACTCTTTACATAGTCTATGATGGGCGCAGAGCCATCTATGTCACCGAAGAGGATGCTAAAATCGATGTTAGTGTTCTTGAAAGTACTATTGAATTCGAAAAGAGACATGTTCGTGTCACTGTTCCTCAGGAGCTCTGTCAGTACGATCTTGCCCACCTCGCTTTTGCTGATATGGGAGACTGCATTTTGACGCTGGAGGGGCATGGGAGGTGGCTTACTATCTGCCGTAGACTCTTCGTCACCGTGATCCAGTGACGTATCGGCTGCACAAACACTCCAAGAGTCGTTAGATAGAACTTCTACGTGATCGAGTTCCATGCAGCACTGAGAATTGCCGTCGTACATGGATTCGCAAGACTCGCAATAGAACTGACTGGGAACGTACTCCATTAGTAGACTATGTGAAAATTATCCTGACCACTGGGTGTAAAGTAGCACGAGGTACACTCACACACCTTTTTACAGCTCGTCGAAGTATTCCTTCCTCCTAGCGATGTTCACGGGACCCTCTTGAAAATCGATGTGATACCTCCTGTATTCCTTGGGTAGACAAAACTCACGGTAGTGCAGTTCTCTGAACGCAATATCAACCTGCATGTTAAGTTTCGACTGCAAAGCATCCAGTCGGTTGATCTCCATCCTATACTTGTGCTTCGTCTCAATCCTTTGACGGCGCACCTTTTCGATCTTAACCTGAATCTGGGCGATGCGGGCAAGACGATCAGCTACCATGGCTGCTTATAGTATCTAAATGACTATTATTTTTAAGTATCTTGGCGAAAGCATCGGCTACAAACCCATCGCATGGAGGGAATTCCGGTTACGTAATATTGGGGACGCATGGGACCACGGTGGCAGGTTATATCGAATGATATAAAACTATTAATACGTTTAAATACATCACTTAAATCTATATTTAAAGAGCACTCCTTAGAGGATTTTAAATATTTAAGTGATTTTAAAGTATTTTGCCAGAATTCAAACTCACATGGAGTCATGTATATTACTGATATTTTGTTATTTTACTCAATGGGCGTAGCCGGATCGGCAGCAGGCTCGGGGTCAGTTGGGACATCGCTCACATCGTCCTCGGCATCGTCCTCGTCGTCCGAGATGTCCTCGTCGTCCTCATCATAGTCGCCATCCTCCTCGTCATCGTCGATTGTGACCACATCAGCCGCCGCAAACTCCTCGTCGATCGTGTCGGCAAGATCCCGGGCGTGCTTGTACATGGTCATAAAAGCCTTCCACATGTATGCACGGTGTTCCTGGAGCTCGAGCGAACTGCGGAACTCAGAGCTGTGTGCATTTACTGCATTGCTGAAAAGATCCTGCATTGAAGTGAAGGTAAAGTCGAACATCTTAGCGTTGAAATCCATTGTGTGAGGTGTGGAGGGTTATACTATACACTAGCCCCTATACTTTAATGCCATACTTCGATAAAATGTCATTCTCGAAAACTAACACGGTATTTTTGGTTTCATCCCTATAAACACAAACGCAAGGTGGATCTGGTTCATCATCACCCGGTATATCTGACCAACTCATGAGAGAGAAAACACAAAATCTATACTCTTGTTGTTCCAGATAAACGCGCCTATAATTTTGAGGAACGGTGTGAACCTCGTTTATGGGAATGGCTCTAATCACTCCCATTTATGTAAACATTACGTAGAACTTTTAAGTAAAAACCCAGAACGATTGGTAAATCCAAGGGGGCGCCAGTTACAATATCTTCTGCTATCAAATCATAAGTTTCTGGGTCATGTTTTCTATAAGATATGTGGGGTCTGATTTTTTCTAAATAATCCAAGCACGTGTTTTCCAAAGCCATTGCTCCAATTATGCCGTGTTTTTTCTCCCACATGTTGTACGTGTCGCAAACATCATGAGTTGGAAAAATGAACTCATCGATATAGTAAAAGGGATAATTCTCTATATCCTTTAAAGTATCATATAGTTTGGCAGTTTTTATGAACTCGTGTTTGAAAAGTTTCTTTTTGGCAGCCCGTGCACAAAATCTGAAATTTTTCCCCACTGCAGATAAGTTCGCAAGTTCATAAAAACCTAAGTGACTCGAAACATCAATTAACACGTCGCGTGGCAGATCTACGAGGGAATACATAGGTTTAATACAAATTTTATCTTAAATAGAGGAAACAATGTCCAATAGCTTAGTCTCTATCTGATCCATAAATTCGGAGTCCATTTCTACGTCGTGAATCATGACCTTACCGTCGTGTCCTTCTACAAGGTGAGCCTTGTCAACGTCTGCCATCTTCATGTAAACGTGGACTTGGGTGCGTTCGTACTCGGGAACCTTTCCGAAGAGACGCCTCATGCGGTTCTTGATTTCCACGAGAGTGCCGTTGGAGTTGAAACCATCAAACTTACCCACCACCTTGGCAGTTGGACACAGGTGCCAGTAGTTACACTTGTTGTCCTTGTGGAGAGTCGTGTACGTCATACTCTCATAAATCTTTCCAACGTTCGTCTCCTTACGGGTTCCGAATGAAGTATTCACGTCGCTCTTCAGCACCTTCACCATGTGCAAACTCTCGGACTCAACCTTCTTCCTGGCTTCCTCCGCCTCCTTATTCAGCACGTCAAGCTTCTTCTGCTTGGAACGGGTGATGGGACCATCCGAAGTAATCTTACTGGAATCCGCTTTGAGTTTGTCCGAAATCTTTGAAATCTTATCCGATTCAATCCTGCTCACCTCCTTGTTTATGGACTCCGTAAGAACCGCAACCTGACCGGTGTTTTGTGTCTTGCCTTGGGAACTCCTAATCTTATTCTTGAGTTCGGAGAGACTCTTGTCCTTCGAGCAGATTTCACTCGTCCGGATGGAATCGGTGCTTCTCAGTCCCATGTTCCTGTTGATCATGTCCTGCCTGGCTTGTGCTTCATCCTTGTAAGGGTTCAATCCGCAGAGAGCGGCGACTTCGGAAGCCTGAATGACAATCATGATGAGTGTTTGTCCTATACGGTGTAAAAGACACAAGTGTTTAACGCACAGATTTTTGTTTTTTGAATAAAGATAGTCGTCTTTTGCATATGTATTGAAATAACTTGACAAACTCAATCACCATTGCCTTCATTACTTACTGTAAGTGATATTTTATCAATGCGTGCTTCTATTTCGAACTCGAGGGTGTGATCCGCACCGCGGAAGTCGGGTGTTACTATAGTTCCGTTGGGGAGCAGTTGGCGCAATCGAACGTGGATGAACTCCGTCGATGGTATGGGTCCTTCGTACGTAGTGTAGTGTGCGTTTGTCTGGTCTTTTGTAAGAACGAACGTTCCGTATCCACTGGAAGATTCGCCGCCGGTCGTGCCATTTCCACTTGGCATGTTAAAGCACGCAAACGTACGAATATCGTCGTCGTCCTTCTTCATTATGCGCAGACTGTTGAAATCGAAAGCCCTGTTGTCCAAATCCAGTGCTATGTTTTGTGGATAGGAGACGTTGATTGAACCGATTCCTACCAGCGCCGCGGCGTTCGTGCCGGCGCCAGTGGGTGAGATGCCCAGCACCCCAAGTATGTAGGGGTCGGAATTTTCGAACGAGAAGGTCGCAGCCGTCCCGGGGCTGGGTATGGACGTGATGGTCGTGGTGGTCACGAGAGTATCTGCATCTATGTCAAAATCAAATGAGGCTCCATCACCACTGGCGGCTGCGTTAATCAGCGTCTTTATGGAGCTCGTAAGGTTGGCGGCGCTGTAGTTGCCTTTGGGTATGGTAATAGCGTAGTTAAAGGACGACGAATTATTGTAGGTTCCAGATAATCTAAGAACGTTGTTGTTGTCGTTTATGAGCAGGAGGGACGTGGGGAACGTCGCTTTGATTAATTTTATGTTTTCTATACCGTATATTTTTTCGGGAAGTTTGAGTTGGTAATCGGTCGCGAGGGAATATTTGCTTCTGTTTCTCTCTGCGCTACTAATGAGTATTCTAAACTTTTTGGTTTTGGGTGCTATTTTATCTTCGAACTTTGTTGATATTTTTTCGAGTTGTTCTATGAGTTGCGACGTGACGCTTTCGGGTACGACGTTTATTTGGGGTTTTTTCATTTCTTCATATTTTTCCTCTTGAATTATCTTTTGTTGTTTCCTGTAATACAAGAATGTCAGTATAAGCACTAAGCTACTCACGCTCAAAATGGTAGCCTTCATCTACTATTATACAACACAAGATTTACGACAGAAGGGGCACGCAATGACTTCCTGGTTCAACTCTTCGTCGAAGAAAACTCCGTGCTTCAGGAGGTTGTTGTAGCACTCCCCGCAGCAGTAGTGGTTGTCGTGTATGCACACCTTCCTACTCTCTCCCAATTGACAGGAGACCATGTGCTTGTCACACAATTCGCATTGTTGTAGTGCGAAGTCATCGTCGAGCTTCGTTTCAAATAGGTTGTGAACGGCACACCTTGGGCACGAAGGAAAATCGAGCGAGCTCCACGCTACGGGGTCTTCGTGTCCAATCTGTCCGGGTTTGCCACTCGTTCCCTTGCACACCTTGTAGTGCTTCATCGAGTATTTCATCTCGTTGAGTTCCTCGGCATTCTGGGGAATAGTAAAGCAGCACGCATTCGTGTAATAATACTGATCTGATCGTTTCAGTTTGAAACTGATGTTATTGGCATTGTTTACGCGTATGTGTCTGGTGTAGCCATCGTCCGATTTGAATTCAAATCCCTTCTTTGATTCGGACAGGCTCGATACAAAATTGAGGAAATCCATCCTCTCTTAGCTACATAAAGTTTTAAAACTTTAATAAAAGTAAGATGGAATCGATGACCTGGGTATGGTATCAAGACGCTATTGCTCTCATACAAGTGCATGATTCTACCACAGAATTCTGTGAGTTACAGATACTCGAAAAGAATTGCAAAAAATATAATGGATTAACGAGTTGGAGTTTCGACGACAGAGTTACACTCGCAAACATACACGAAACCAGACCTTGCACGGAACACGTAATAAGACAGGTTAAAGATAATCTGTTTTTGATAGACGACGGTGACGAAGATTACGTTCCAGAAACGGACTCGGGTGAGGAGGACGAAGATGAGGATGTGGATTATTGCGACGAAGAAGAATGTTGAGAAATATTAACGGTATGACTAAATGTTGTGGTGTAACTGCAAAACAAAATCGATGCTCTAACAAAGCAAAATACATTCAAAACATTGCAGGCGCAGAATTCAATGTGTGCAAATTCCACCAGAAGAATAGTTTGATGTCCAAATGGGATGCAGCTAGATATAACGTAAAGCCTCCCAAGGAAATAGAGAGTTGGTTAGACAACTACTACCAGTGTTGGCACAGTACAGGAAACCTACTGGTTAGTGCGCGTTTTGCTTCATCTATATATAAAAACTACACTGAAAATGATTTCAATAGGAAATTTGAACAATATGTTAATAGAACTACTACTAATTCATTTAAAGAGGGTAAAGAGTGTTCGGTGTGCTACGGTGATGAAAACATTTTAGAAACAGCGAATTGTGGTCACGTGTTTTGCATAGATTGTTTGACCAAGTGGTGCAATCAGTCCATAACGTGCCCGGTGTGTAGAACTATTTTGTGAGTGTATTATATAGTAATCAATGGTAGACAAGTCGGAGATACTCATGTATGTTAAATATTCCTTCCTCGCACTTCTCGTCGGTCTCTTCGCGAAGGGAACCCTCGACGTGCGCAAGGCAAGGTGTGGTGAGGTCGTCTTCAATTCGTATGCTCCACTCGGAATAGTGCTGCTCGTCTATTTTGCTTTAGGTGCTGCCAACGACTTCGTTTTCCGCAAGGAGAAGAAGGACGCCCAGAAGAAGGCTGGTAAGAAGGACAAGAAGGCGAAGAAGGCGAAGAAGAACGAAGTGAAGGCGATGGAGGCGACGCTCGCGGCAGCGGGTCCCGTCGAAGCCGAGGCAGCCTAAAATATAGTAATATATTATAGTAGAAATGGTTAAGATCATTCTCGTCCTCCTCGTAGCTATAGCAGTCGCAGTCTTTCTCACCCGTCCTCCTTCTTCCTCCAAAGGATACACGGTGTACGGAACAGACTGGTGCGGTTACACCACTAAGCAGAGAGACTACCTAGATGAGAAATATGGTTCAAACTCGCACAAATACGTGAATTGTGACAAAGAGGACTGCAAAGGCGTAAAGTCTTTCCCCGTCACAATTACACCCAGTGGCAAAAAGGTCACGGGATTTAATAAAACTATTTAGGAATGTACGCCTCACCGGCTAACACATTACCCGAATACTTTATCGATATACCCGCGTGTACATCAATAAATTGTTCAGGTTTAATAACAACGCCCATGGGGTTATTGTTCATTACCATGGTCATGTTTTGACCGGTGCTAATGACCTGCCCTTGGTTGTTGTGGTCGACTCTGCCAATAGCCTCTATGGATTCGGAAAACTTCTTCAACCACAGCACGTGTGATTTGTTCTTACAATCGAACTCCTTCAGCCCCGGTGTGCCCGCAGTGGTCATTTACCAGAAAAAGACCTACGTCTTTAATAAGAATGCTTCTCATATTGGTAATATTACTCGTAATAATCATGATTGCGAGCATACCCAAGGCGAACAAGCAGGTTACCGTTTCGAACTACGTCTCTCGCAATTTCGAAATTTCTCCCGAATCGAGGAAGATGTTTGAAAAGATGAAGAAGGACGGAGTGCCCGAGGAAGGTCTCAAGCGGTTTGCGATAATGGAAGACAGGTTGCTCGAGTATGAGAAAGACAGCGTGTGCAAGGGAATATCTAGAAAGGCTGAGGCGATAGCAATTGATCAGGCAATTAAAGACAGCTTTAGGGGATATGATTTCAAGTTTCATACAAAACATCTTACACAAATTTTTGTACCCGATAAAAAACTAAACCCGCGTTTGAAATGTTTTCAAAATTAAGTTAATCTCTTCACCTTCTTAATGTAGGATTGAAAGTCATACATTGAGAAGGTATTTGGATCCTTGCTCATGCACCACATGCAGTATGGATAGTCATTCATATAGACATCTTGATACGTTTTGCCGTAGTACTTCCCGAATCCAAGTACTTTCTGTCCCTCGAGTTTCATGTTATGAAGCATAAGGTCAAATGGAGTAGCCATGGTGTTTGTGTGTGTAAGACTTGCTCAGTATACAATGTGCACACTAGATGCATTCACACGTATTTTAGAATTGAGCCTCCAATAATTTTTTCAAAGTAGTAACCGTATGTTGGTGATATGAAGAAACAATGCTTTCTGGGTTGTTGATGAGTATCATAATCAGATCGTTGTCGTCTCTCATAGTTTCACTCGATAAATGATATTTTCTTATGTAGTCTGCAGCTATGTAGATGATTGCATCTAGTATTTCTTCCTCTGCCATTTCGATCCAAGAATTTCTTTTCGTTCCCCAAGTTCTTGTATCGTCATTAGACCTCACTCCATGCCCGTACCTGGATTTTCCGAGGTCTAACCTCGCCGATATGAGGCGCTCCATTATTTTACACATCTCATCAAATCCTTAACCTTGTGGAGATGATTGTAAAACTTCGATTTCGTGTCAACGCCCTTCGGTTCGATTATTTCGAACTCTACTTGATATTTGGTGTCCTCCTCGTCATCGGGATCATCGGGATCGCCTGAAACGATTGTCAGGTCAATGCGAAGCCCCTTGCGAAAATACGAAGTTCGAGCACAACTCCTGACGTCGTTGAATTGGACATCTTCTTGGTTTTCTGTTGGTGTTTCGGTCGATATAGCCATGCGAACGTCAAAAGGATGCTCGCCAGAGCTGTAATCAAGCTTATCAAGGCGTTTCTTGATCTGATATTCCTGGCTCTCGTCTTCGTGTATGATGGCACGGCATTCAGAATCATTCGTATAGACTTGGTATTCTTCGGTATCGGTCTTTTCCCAGCCCTCAAACTTTTCTAGAGCACGCTTCAACCTGAAAAACACATCGTCTCCTACGTTCGTGTCAAAATAACGGTTGTTCTTCTTCCCGAGCCTAAACTCGACTTCTACGTTCGGGGTGGTGTGGTGATTCAAAAAAGTGGGATAAAATTGCTCAAAAGCTTTCTCCATATTTACTTAGGGATAAGTTGCCTCATAACTTTAAGTATGAAAGGACTTACTAACATAGGTAATACGTGTTACTTCAATGCAACGATGCAGTGCTTGTTACAAATACCGTTACTTTCAAATCACATGATCTTGAATCAATATTTCGGAGAGTGTGATTTCACGTGTGAATTCAGAAGACTTACCCGTAAGTTTTGGCTTAAATCAGACGTGAAAGCGGTGATAGACACCAGAGAAATTATGAGAATATTTAGAAATAAATTTAGAGTTTTTGATAACGGGGATGAGCAGGATGCACAAGAGTGTCTGCTCTCTATACTGGACACGTTGGAAAAGTCCAAGGAAAGAATCATAAAGGATAATTTCTATACGGACATTGTAAAAACCGTGGTATATCCAGGGGGAAAGTCGGAGACTTCCGAAAAAAGTATGTGCATAATGCTACACCCGAGCAGAAATTGCAGTCTGTGTGAACTCATAGAAAACTTCAACGGTAAAGAAGAAATCGTAGAAGGATACATAGACGATAAAAACAATAAATACAACCTCGCGGCAATCAAAACTCAAATTAAGGAACTGCCGAACGTTGCCATATTTTGTTTTAATATGTTCATACAAAAATTTTTGATAGACATACCGAAGAGGATAGGAAATCACAAGCTCATAGCGCTCTGCATACACCAAGGAACTCTACACGGAGGACACTACGTCGCAATTACGAGACATAAAAACAAGTGGTATTTAAAGGACGACGAGGGAGTGAGGATACTACAAGATGACATTACATTTGAAAAACTACACTGCTACTTCTGTATCTTCAAAAACTCGTCTAACTGAATATTTTCACGAATGTTAACTAGTGTGCGCATAAGCGTCCTACGGTTGTTAGGGTGTGTCTTGTCAGTTCTAATTCCCACGGGAGACCACCACCGGGGCCAATCGGATGTCATGTACATGCATTCTACTATGGTGCCATCGCTCATTCGAATGTTGTGTGCAGATGGAATTAAACTTTCGAAAACCAAATCGCCCTTATCTTGAATGTATAATCCGAGGTCACCGTTTTCGCGGTTACGAACCAAAAAATCGATGGTATTCTTCTCAAGTGGCTTCCACTTGAAAAGGTTATTCTGGGTTCCTATCTTGATGCCGTCCTTCACGGGAGTGAAGATGAGACCGTCGTGACCATACGGAAAATCATTTTTCCTAATCTTGTCAAACAACTCCGATAGACCGGAAAAATCGTAAAACTTCTTAACACCAATCACAAAAGGATCTCGCTTCATTTTCATAATCCCGGATACGAAACGCCTCATGTGATTCAAACGATCTGTCAAAGGGAGATTCTTTATAATTTCACCTCCAATTATAACTGCATCATACACCGCGAACATCTTCCCACCATCCTTGCACTCAATGAATTCACCATCTAGAATGGTACCCCTAAATGCGGATTTGGATAAGTGAAACTTCACCGGATACATGTTCATAGCTCTGTTTACTACAACGCTCGTATTGCCGTAAAATACAAGAGCCATGCGAGTGCCATCAGTCTTCTCGCAACACAAATACTCATTTCTTGAAAGAGTCCTAAAATGTTTTCTCTCTATGGAAATGGGTTGGGGACCAGGGAAAAAGGGAGGATACGTTCCATCCGGACCAATACTCCCCCAAGATTCATTTACAAATTTTTCAATAGATTTATAAGCCGCGTCAGAACGGTCGAGGGGGGACGTGAACATACTTACTGTATACATCACGCGCCAACTTTAACGTTGCTAACGTTCATAATGTTTCCCACACATTCGTGTGTAAAATGGTTGAAAGTTCGCGCAGAGGCAGATGCAAATAGCTTCACATTCTTCTTCAAACACTTATCAAAAAAACCATCAATTGTATCGGGAATTACTAAACCCACCTTCTTGTCCTTAATCTTCCTAACAACAGATTTGCTATCAATAGACCACAACTGGGGAGTGGTAGATTTAACTTTGTAGTAACAATTCGCCTCGTCAACACACTTGCTATCATCAACCACAGTGTCAAAGCTCAAAGCAGCCTGATTAGACGGTTCCTTCGAACCAGACTTCACCTTATCGGCGAACATTTTCCAATCGATGCCGTCTTTGACCACGGGGAATACTACTCCGTCAAAAGCATCATACCTAGCAACGAATTGATGCACGATGTTCCTGTCGCAAGAAACTCCGTACTCGAGCCAAATGATACGATTTCCCGTCTTCAAAACATTTTTCAATATGTCAACCTTATTTCTCATCTCATCGGGGCAAAATGTAAAACTGATAGGAATATTCACATGAGAACAAATACCTTCGATTGCAAGAAGAGTGTGTAAAGTCTTCACATAAATTGAACGGTTTCTACTCACCGCCACTATTTCCAGCATTAGTATCACATAGTATTCTATCTTTAAGACATGCTTCGAATCCTAAATTTCCAACGTGACCCAGTGTGGTGTTTACGTCGGCGTAGATCTTACCGCCCATCTGCTGCCACCGGCGACAAAAGGCGTAATCCTCTGAGAGGTAGCGCCTACTCTTGGGATCTATCATACAATCAAAAAGGGCGCAGTATTCGTCAAAGTCGCGGTTCTGGTGGTCGTTCTTACAGTTCAACTCTGGATATTTCTCCTGCATGCGCTCGATGACGCTGCGCTTGAAAAGCATGAAACCCGTGGGACCATCGAGCACCTCCACGAATCCATTCGTTACTTGTGACTTTTGACCAATCAAGTTCACTACGAGGGAAGATGCCAGAAGCTCGGGAGGGCGGGTGTCGCCGGCACTTATGGAGGATTTGACGTTGTCCCACATAATCACTTTCTTAGGGTAACAGGCGCAACAGAAGTCGTGGTCGGACTTTAGAAGGCGAATTACGGACTTTGGATCAAAGTGAATGTCTGCGTCAATGAACAACATGTACTCGGCATCCGTCTTCTGCATGAAACGCCCCAGAGACACGTTACGCGCGCGCTGAACTAAACTTTCATTTTCGGTACTATCAAACATCATGTGGTAACCATTCTGGCGCAACTCCGAACTCAGCTGCAAAAAACTACCGGCAAACGCTTCTAAGACTTGACCTCCGTAACACGGGACAGAGATGAAAACTTTCTTCATTACATTATTTAGGTAGTAATGCTTTAACTAAACCATCTATCTTGTTAATAGTAGCCTTTGATACACCCGCCGCTTCCGCCACGTCGTCTTTGGTGATGTCATATTCGGTTACGGAAAACACTCGGAAGATACTGACTGCTGCGATTGAACTGGGGGTTTTGCCCATCAACTTGGGATACATAGAAATCATATCCGCAAACTTAATGCAAGCCATTTTGAGTCGCCTAAACTTAGAGTCACATTCGAACAAATTCATTTCGGTAAGTATCCTAGGAATCAAATCCGATGCCTTCGTGATTCGAGAGTTCGACGGGCAAATGACGTCACGTGCCATGTCATACGTGCGAGAGACGTCGTTGCTGTCGATCCCAAAGGCATCTGCAATTTCGTGCGTTGTCCTCGTGGCATTCTTGTTCTTACACGCCCAGAAAAGACAATTGGCTTTCACGCCAGCTCGCACGGCTCCCCGGGTAAGCTGCGTCTCGCTAAACTTCTTGTAATACCCCTTCGCCGCCTGGAGTACGCCACCCGGTAAGTTCAACTTCAAACCGACGCTATCAAACTCACAGTATGCCTTATACAAAGCTCTATCGACGTGGTTGATGGAGCTGTGATAGTTAATCTTACTGACAAGTCTGTACTTACCGGAGTTTTTGCCCGTCATAGAAATCACAGTGCCGTTGCCAAAGTTAGCAGAAAACAAATCGCTCTTGGGTGCTCCAACGCGAGACGGATCATACGCCTTTCCGTCCTCGCTCACGCCACTCACCCACTCTGCCTCTTCGCAGATGTAAATGCCATCGTCATAGCCACACTTCGTGCACACACTACCAAATTTGTAACCCGATGTGTTACAGTTTTTACAAGTATAAACATCGTTTTTAGAAATAGAAGGTTGTTCTTCATGGTTTTGATAAAAAACATCCCAGATGCTGCTATCAAAATCAGACATTTATTTCGGTGCAATGGAGCGCGTGTGCCTCAAACACACGGCGAAACACAAGACATGGTCACACACACTTTTAGCGAGTCTCTACTTCCACTCGACCATCACACTTGGGGTGGGATCCCAAAAAGAAAAGTCGAGCCTTTGAACACCCGCCGCGTCCCTCCCTCTTCGCATGAACCGAACAGTACGTCTCCACCTTTTGAACTATGTCATAATTATCGTCGTAACCGGTGAACTTTCGGTTTACAGATCCGTCACTGTTGTGGTATTCCTGTTCAACCTTGAAACAATAACCGCCGTGCCCAACGCTGGGCGGAGGCTTATTAGGTGGATTTGAATTATCCAACCGTGGCTTCTCCGAATAAATCTTATACAAAAACGAACGGCTGTCTACGCGGTTGGGAGTGTATGAGGCGGGCATTTCTACTCTTTCAATAAGCTATAGTGTTTAAGGTCTTTTATGAACATTAGACTTTTATAAAATCGCATTCTAGTTGAATAAGGAAAACCACCGGACAACATTAGTCGCCTCAATCTGTATTTTCCGGTTGAGTTTAATTTTCGCAAAGGAATTGTGGAAATTATGTGTTCCAGGTCGCCAGAAGAATAAGCAAAAGCAATGCTCGCATCCGAACCACGAACACTTCGTAGGTTATTTGAAAATAAAGGATTTTTTCTAAGCATGCCGAGAGCCACCGAACGCTGGCTTCTCACCACTCGTCTCACTTTGTAAAGTTGGACATCAGAGTCGCAACTTTGAATCTTTTGGAGCAACTCAATTGGGAGAGAATCCATACTTGTTATTTTTTTTGCTGGTATCTTTTAAATGGCACTCATCAACTACGCGAGGCGCCAAAGACTCGAGTATCTCGATAGCCCGCCACCAAATCAATGGAATTCCATGAATTACGCAACAAGAGCCTGCATATTTATATTATTTATAGCAGTAATAGTTTTATATAAAAGATGGTCGAATAAAAATAACAATAAAGTATAGATGAGCAACCTCAACCTCCCAGAGCTCGCAAAAAAGTTTTACGAAATGTATGCGGTGGGGTGCATTACAGCAGGTGAATTTCCCACTGCGGGAATGAAATGCATAGGAAGATTCCAAGAATTCCCGATCGAAATCGAACCGGGACAGAGTGATGGTGGTGAGTTCACTCCTATTTCCGGGGAAGGATTATATTTAAAAAGCTGCGATGAGACTGCATTCAAAATTAGAAGACAAATAATAACGGGCAAAAAGTCAAGACAAATCCCATTGGAAAATGCACTTAAATTGTTTTACACAATTAACAATGGATCGCCTCTGTCAATGTGCGGTTACGATAACGGCAATAAGGTAACGAGGAGTGTCGATTGGAGCAGTAACGAGTGGAGAGAACTAACAGAAAAAACATTTGAAGATCTAATTTTAACAGATCTTAGAAAACAATATTATACCGCTTGGGGAAAGAGAGACGAAACGAGTTTAAAAATACTTAATAGTTCGCAGTTGTTGGAGAATTATTACAAAAGAATGAAATCGTTTGATGAAATTGTTGAAGATTACGACTACAAAGGTGACGATGGTAAAGAAGAATATTATAAAAAATTTAGCGGACAAAAGGGCATGTGGGCTTTTAATTTTTGTTTAGGTGGGAGGTATTCTTACCCAGATTTTAAACCGTTTGTTCAAGATCAGTTTTCAAAACGTTCCTCTTCCGGGAGCAACGAGGGGCAACTTAAAAACTCCGAATTCGTAAGACAACTACTTAAAATAGCCGAAGAAATGGATACGGGAAATAAAGTTACAAGATCAGGAAGCAAAAAGTATACAGTTTTGATAACAAAAGCGAACGAATACAAAGGAAAATTTTCTGGCTTTCCGACCACCGTTGAGGAAGATATTTACAAACAAGCCATTGATAAAACGGAAGAAGCTCTCAGTTTTTCAAAAAGAACTTGCTGGCTCACGCAATACCCTATGTTAGATTTGGGTAAAGCAAGTGAATTTTATGGTCACGAAGAAGCCGAACACGTGCTTCCGTTTAACATGACACAAACATATCTCATAGCCAACTCGGGGTTTAAGGAGTTTAATAATTTGGTTAACATCACAGTTTCACAACAGGGACTGCCCTTAATAAGTATAAAGGTAGATAGAGAAAGAAAAAAACCAAGCAAAAAATCCAAGGGAAAGGGAAAAAACAAGGGTTTGGGTAAGAAAAAAATTGAACTAATAAAGGTAGTAAGATTTTCGAAGAGGGTTTCGGTTGAAAAGGAAAGATTACATATACTATACAGAGAATACCAAAAGCATGCAGATAATAAACTCAACATTACACAAGGTGCCACTAAATTTAGAAGAAATTTATTTGAATTGTTTTGTGATAAAGTTAGCAAATCCCTTAGACCAAGTTTGAAATTATCAAATCAAATTAAAAGTGACGTTTTGTTTCTTAATTTTGAAAATAAAGGGAATAATGGTGTAAAATGTGGTATAGACGAAGATGTATGTAATGCATACGAATCAATACTTTTCGCATCGATTGTTGATTTGGGTTATCAGGGAATTCTTGCACGCGGGAGTGGGAATGATATTAGGGGATTAATCAGTGATTTTAAAAAACCCAGAATGCAAAAAGAATGCTTGAAAGAGATTGTTGATTACTTAAACGATGATACTAAGGTTGGGAAGAACTATATTATCAAGGCTCAACAGGTAATGTATAAATATAAAAAATTTAAGAATAGAATTTTAACAAAAGATTCCGAATTAATGAAAGTACAATATGATACAATAAGGCAAAATCTCGAAAAGAACATTCGCAGTGTAGATAAACCTCAAATAAAACTCGATTGGATAAGTAACGACAAGTTAGAAATAATCAAAAATGCATTCCAAGAAGCAGGGACTTCGACTTCGTGATTAATAATGTTATTAGAAGTTAGTACATGTCGTCTAATAACACGAGACCGTCATCTCCTTCTAAACAAGCACAGTTTCAGCGAGGCGGCAGCGTCGAAAAAACACCAAAGTCGACACCAAAGTCGACAACAAAAGGTCAAGTTGTTCCTACGCCACAGCCAAAACCATCGAACTTCCCGACTGTCACACCAGAATCACTTCTTCCGACACAGGTGATAACAGATGAAAACTTCGAAAGGGCTTTTGGGGTAACGGCTACCGTGCCGGCGGAAGGCGCGGAGGGAGACACAACAACAGCTCCGGCTGCCGTGCCGGAAGGCGCGGCGCTCTCTGTTAGACAAGGTAGCAAAAGATTGGATTTTGGTGGTGTAACAACGGCACCTGTGTCGGAGGAGCCCGAGACGGAGGAGACCGAGGCGGAAGAGGACGAGGTGGAGGAGGAGGACGAGGTGGAGGAGCAGGAGGAGGATGAGGAAATAGAATTAGACGAAACACAAACTGATATAATTGAAATTATGTTAAAGATAGTTAAGTTGAGGTACATTCTTGCTTCGGATGAGACGAATAGCGGTTTGAACTCGGTTTTGTCTGGGCAAATCGACATTCTTAAAGATATAATTGAAAATGACAACGATTATGAAAACTTTTGTCAAAATTCGGTTGACACCGTGTCTCAAATTATAAGATCTTTCCCACAATTTTTAACACCCGAAGGTAACATTGAAAACAAGTTTGATTATGAAAATGAAGAAGCAGAAAGTGAAACATTTACGTATGACTTCGACGGTGAAGAGACTAACAACAACTCTTCTTCGTCTAAGAGGAGACGCACAAATTCAAATAATACATCGCGTGTTGGAATGGATTTCGAAGCAAGAGCGGCGTTCGCTGTTAAAAAGTATTTTTTTAAAAAAAGTGCATACGACGCCGTCGGGGAGAGTTTTGAAAATTTGACCCAACCGGCGGATGTCGATTTTGGTGTAATGAACAAATACATATATATTGACCCCGAAGACATTAGGGATGAATACTCTTCACAGAATAAGGTAGACGCCATGACGTTGATGACGTCATCGATGGGATTAATGCACAAAGATAAAAACTTAGATATTAAACTATCGGTAAATCCCTATTGTGGTCATATGAGGTTGTACAAACTCCCTAGATCATACGAGAGGATAAAGGAAATCGTTGGGAACGAACCCAAAGACAAAATAAACATACTTACAGCGTTAGGAAAAACTCTGGAAGATGTAAGAATTCCCCCTTTTAAATACGAAAAAGCATTTAAAGAAGCTTATATTGAGGTGGCTGGGTTCGCCACCGAGTGATTAGATTATATTAGATTTTGATGTTCTTGGGAGGCTTCATGATTTCATCGACAATCTTCCACTTGACGCACTCGTCCGGGTTGAGGTAGATATCCTTCTTCATCAGGTTCTTCATCTTCTTCTCCGGAATGTCGCAGTGCTCTTCGTACATCGTCTTTGCCATTTCCATGAACTTCTCGCAGTTCTTCATCTCGTCCTTCATGTCTTCAAACTTGCCCCAGAACCCGTCCGTTGCGAGCTGGTGGATGAGGACGTGAGCGCGCTCGCCAATCATCTTCTTGCTTCCTCCCAGTAGGAGGAACGTGGCGGCACTGGCACAGCACCCGACTGCAATGGTGGTCACCGGAACGCGAACCTGCTTCAACTGATCGTGTCCGCTGAAACCCGCAAACATATCACCTCCGTTGCTGTTGATGTAAATCTTAATCTCGGGCTGGTACCCGGGATTCTCGATCATCCTGTAGAGGAGATCCTTTTCGAGCTGGCGGACCACCTTGAAAAGATAACAGATGGAATCGGTATCCACATCCGCGGAAAAGAAAATCTCGTTCCCGATGATCTTAATGTCATCCCATTCATCGCTCTCGGTGCTGTCCTTCGAATCGGTCATCTTACGGTACGGCATTTTGCTTGAGTGCTTTCTTGATATTTATGAGGCGCCTACCCCTTAACTCAGTTTTTAGCGATATATGTTTCATTAAATCAACATCACAAGATTGGAAGTCGTAACTCCTAACAGTCGAGAGAAACTCGTCATTTGTTACGTTTTGGAGAATATTAGAAAAATAGTTAAGGGATTCGAAGTCCAACGACGCACCCGGATTCCTCGAAATGAAATTAGATAACTGCTTAGATCGCATTTTCATATTATAACACTTTGTCCAAGCCGAGCCGGGTTTCATTTCATTCTTTTTTACTTTGTTTTTTATATATTTAGATGGAATCACACACGCCTCGAGTGTAAAGTATGGAAGAAAATCCCAATTTCCTGCATACATTGCATTGTCGTATTTGTCCGCACGTGAGAAAGATTCGGTTATTTTCGCACACTCCTCTATCGAATCTGACGTGTAGTTTGAAAAAATCAAATCCTGGGTGTGTCCATGCTCCTCTATGCCCTTCCCGATGAATTTTTTGTATCCATCACCCCCTTCGCATATCAGTTCATCCACGGATTCCGTTGTACTATAAAATTTATCCGGTTTGTCGGGTGCAAAGCCAAAGCGCGTGTACATTTTTAGAGATGTGATGAAATTTCGTATGTTGCTTCCATCCCAAAACTTTAAAAATTTCAAGTCTGAGATTTTTGAAATTTTCTTTTTGAACTTCATGAGTTCGTTCATGCTGGGGGGAGTCATTTCTATCGCCACTCCTTCCACGAACGATTGAATTTTGTCTCTGTGGCGGGTGACTATGACCACTGGTCCCATCATTTGCCGGGGGTTTTTGATGTACTCCGCCGCAATTTTCCACCCGGGTTGTGATATGTCAACGTCATCGAAAAACCACACACTCGAAGTTCCCTCAACTCTTTCTATGAAATCGGTGGTTTCTGGCTTCGATTTTAAAATGTCCGAAGTGAATTCCACGAACTGGTAATTTTCGAGAAGCAATCTCGACGTGAAGCTCTTGCCGCATCCACTCGGTCCATGCACCACACAAACGTTGCCTTCGTCCACGTGGTGCTCGAAGTTTCTTTTGAAACCGTCGTTTTGTATAATATTTAGATTATCGGTTTCTTTTTCTCGTCTAATAATAACAAAATTCTCCATGATAGATGAATTGACAGATCAGGTTCTTGATATGATTTTCACAAATAAAAAAATAAAGGAAAAGTTATATCCTTTATTTTATTTGATCATTTGCTTTAACCTTGCTTTATTGTTTATGATGATCTACATGACAATAAAAATATATTATATTAGTAAATGTCTGGCAAAGTTATCTACTTGAAGAAGATGCCCCGTGTGTCTGGCTACAAGTGGCAGGCGACTTTGCCCAACGGCGCCACGGTGCGTTTCGGTGCCGCTGGGTACGAGGATTACACGACGCACGGAAACGCTCTCAGAATGGAACGTTATCTCGTGCGCCACGGGGGGTCGCGCTCGGGGTCTTTGAAGCCCAAAGATGTGCACAGTAACATGCTGCGAAAGGCTCGCAGCTCGCGCGAGAAGTGGGGGAAGGACGGGGTGGGAACGGCGGGTTTTTGGTCTCGGTGGCTTCTGTGGAGCATGCCAAGCATACAAGCTGCAAAGAAGCACATAGAAAAAAGTGTGCTTAAAGGATACAAAATAGTAATAAGGAGATGATAGTTGTTGCTATCGATATTGGATACGTGAACATGGGCGTCACGCGCGCCATCATCGACGAAGAGTACGACGTTTCCTTCACGAGAGCCTTTAAGGATGACATAACGGTAATGAAGCACAATACGGTGAAGCCCTGTAATTGCTGCATACCACACACGAAAGAAACCGTCGACCGCGTTGCTCATTTCATTCAAGAGCACCGTCCTTTATTTGACGAAGCGGACGCCATTCTCGTGGAGAGACAGCCTTTAACAGGATTGAATAACGTAGAGGCTCTCATAGTCAGTTCGTTTAGAAACAAAGCGGTAATTATATCTCCCAACAAGATGCACAAACACTTTAGAATATCTCATTTTGACTACGAAACCCGCAAAGTCAAAACAAACGAAATAGCGTTCCCCTACGTTCACTTTTTGGATTCTTACGCGTGCCTCGAAAGGCAGCACGACATTGCAGACGCAGTTTGCATGACTCTTTTCCACGCGAGCTGTTTAAAAGATAAAAACAAATATAAGAGAAGAATAGAGAGACTTCCTTTTGACGAGTACAGATATGTCAGACCTGCCAATCACATACGAACGAATACACAAGGGAACTCTTTTTCGTGAAACGAACAAGGTATCTTTCTATGGAATGGTGTTTCCTTCAATCGTCGCTGCGAGTAAGATACTCAGGGAGTTGAACGGACAAGATTATTGCATAGAAAGACCGTTCAAAAAGAAAACCTACAAAGGATACGTGCTGAAAAACGGAGAGGTCGTGGCGATGAAGATGAAAAAGAACCAAAAACCGATATGGTTTTGCGACGAATATAGTGCAAGTATATACTGTAGATATCGTTAAAGAATAAAAACTACTATATATTATAAAGATGGTTCTACAAGTCAAGCGTCTCTCGGATAACGCAATTCTCCCCGCCAAGGGCTCCCCCCAGGCGGCTGGGTATGACCTTTACGCAACGGAGAGCATGGTTCTGATGCCCGGTCGAAGGGCAGTGGTTCCAACAGGAATTTCCATCAAGCTCCCATCGGGAACCTATGGTCGCATCGCTCCTCGCAGCGGTCTCGCCGTGAAGCACGGCATTCAGACCGGTGCTGGGGTTGTCGACCCGGATTACACCGGAGAAATCAAGGTGGTTCTCTTCAACCAAGATCGCAACACTTACGTGATTCACCCCGGATACCGCGTGGCTCAGCTCGTCCTCGAGAAGTACGAGGATGCCGCAGTGGAGGACGTGACGGAGATTCCGGAAACCACCCGTGGTGAGGCGGGCTTCGGGTCGACCGGGGTGAGTGCACCTATACCCATCCCAAAGAAGAAGGCAGAGCCCGCTCCTAAGGCAGAGCCCGCTCCTAAGGCAGAGCCTGCTTCGAAGTCCGAGCCACCAACGCCGGCAGCCAGATCGCCCTCCTCGTCCCAGAGGAAGCCCAGGAAGTCGCGCTCGACTCCCGACACGTCTGCCAGCCAGTAAAAATTTATATAAATTATCATACTTAAACACATCGCACGTGTTGTAACTATGGTAGTATTCCAGGCGGTGTCCTGGGAAGCATTTGACAATGATAAAGGACGTTATGAAGTTTGTATATTCGGTCGTACGGAGGATGGAGAGTCGGTGTGCGTTAGAACGTATTTTAATCCCTATTTCTTTGTGAAAAAAACGAATAAACATTCGACTCTAACTGCATCGCAATTCAAAACTGCCGTGAAGGAAAGGCTCGAAAACCGCTTGACAAACGATGTCAGCACCTACAGCGAAATTGTGAAGGGGCTCTCGATGATCAAGAGGAAGGACTTGATGTATTTCCAAGACAGTTCAGAATACGTTTTTGTAAAGATCGACTTCGCGTCTCTCGGGGCAATGAAGAAGTGTGAACGCGTGTGTCACGATTTGTTCAAGGGGTCTGTGTACGAAGCAAATCTGGAGCCGTTTTTGCGTCTAATGCACAGAACAGGGATAAAATCGACGGGGTGGCTCCAGGTGGATGACAACAAATGCATGAAAACGAATAAGAGCACATGTGACATAGAACTTTTCACCAAAAATTGGAAGATTTTAGAAGCGGTGGATCGCGATGACATTGCTCCCTTCAAAATAGTTTCGTTTGACATAGAAACAAATAGCAGCACGGGGAAGTTTCCAGACCCCACGGAGGAAGGCGATGCCATCTTCCAGATTGCGCTCACGACGAAGTGCTACGGAAGTCCTGAAATAACAGATAAGGTGTGCTTGTGTTATAAGAAAACTAGTGGAGAGGACGTAATTTCGTATGACACGGAAAAGGAACTACTCATGGCATTTACCAAAAAGATAATCGAACTTGACCCGGATGCCATAACTGGTTATAACATATTTGGGTTTGACCTGGATTTCATATGGAACAGGGGTCAGATGTTCTTCGATAATATCGAGCACCCATTCTACTATATGGGTCGCTTGAAAGACCACGAAAGCGTTCAGGTAAAAAAGAAGCTAAGCAGCGGTGCGCTAGGAGACAACGTTTTGAAACTGCTGCCGATGAAGGGTCGTTACATTTTCGATCTGTTTCACGAAATTAAGAGAGAAAAGAAACTCGATTCGTATTCTCTCAATAACGTGAGTAAAACGTTCCTCGGAGACCAGAAGATAGACATGCCTGCCCGCGAGATGTTTAAGAGATTTGTGGAGGGCGACCCAGACAAGCTCGGGGAAGTAGCAGACTATTGTTTGAAGGATACGATGCTACCACACAAACTAATAGACAAGCTCTGCATATTTACAAATCTTGTAGAGATGGCGAAGGCAACGTGGGTTCCTTTGAGTTATCTATCCGAACGCGCCCAGCAGATTAAGGTGTTCAGTCAAATTACGAGGAAAGCACGCGATCTAGGATTTGTCGTTCCGACCATAAAACTCGATAAAAACAAAATTCCGAATGATAAATACGAAGGTGCTACCGTGTTAGAAGCACACAAAGATGCTTACTACACTCCCATCACAGCGCTCGATTTTGCGAGTCTGTACCCGAGCATCATGATGGCACACAACATGTGCTTCTCTACGTTGGTCATACCCGGGAGTAAATTTGATAACCTCGATGGAGTCGAATACGAAGAATTCGAGGCGGGAGGGAACATCTACAAGTTTGCACAAAACGTGCCAAGTCTGCTTCCCGTCATTTTGAATGAACTCAAGCAGTTTCGCAAGAAAGCGAAGAAACTAATGGCGCAGACACGTGGCACGCCGATGGAAGAGGTGTATAACGGGCAGCAATTGGCGTACAAGATTTCGATGAATAGCATTTATGGTTTCTGTGGTGCGAGGTTAGGAATGTTGCCGTGTGTTCCCATAGCTGCGTCGGTGACTAGCCAGGGCAGAAAAATGATAAACATGACTAAACAACGCGTAGAAACAAAGTTTCCAGGTGCAATAGTTAGGTACGGTGACACTGATTCCGTGATGGTGGAGTTCCCTTGTCCCGGGATGTCACAAGAAGAAGCCATCAAACACAGTTGGAAACTGGGCGAAGAGGCGGCAGAGCTTTGCAACGAAATGTTTAAGAAACCAAACGACCTCGAGCTCGAAAAGGTGTATTGCCCTTACATTTTGTATTCAAAGAAGCGTTACGCAGCCAAGATGTGGACGCAAGACAAGAATGGCGAAATGGAAATGGAGAAGATCGATGTCAAAGGACTACAGTTGGTTCGCCGCGACAATACGCCATACACGAGAGAGGTTTCGAAGGAAGTGTTAAACAAAATTCTCGAATCGAGCGACCCGGAACCCGCGATAAATTTAGCACTCGAGCGTGCGAAAGAACTTCTCGACGGAAAAGTCGATATGTCGAAACTCATTATGTCAAAATCGCTTTCCGACACGTATAAAACAAAGCTATATTGCAAGGGATGTGGTTCGATTGAGGGGGAGCTTTGTAAAAAGGGGTGCAAGGTGAAGAAAAGGGAAAAGAGCGACAAATGGAGCTATTCCGCGATGATGAACGAAGAATTCCAAAACCTTCCTGCTCAGCCGCACGTCCACGTAGTACATAAAATGAATATTAGAGAACCAGGCTCTCACCCTCACACCGGAGACAGGGTTCCGTTTGTTCTTGTAGACACGGGAAATCCGGCTGCAAAAATGTTCGAGCGAGCAGAAGACCCTAAATACGTGTCACAACAAGAAGACGTGAAACTGGATTATTTGTATTACTTCACAAATCAATTGAAAAAACCAATAGAAGATTTACTTGACCCTTTGATAAAAGGACGTGACATCTTCCGTGATTTGATTCCGCCTAAGCCACTCAGAGGTAAGAAGGCTGTTCCTAAGTACAGGCGCATAGACGAAATGTTTAAAGCTTTCCAACAATGATATTACACTATGGTTGATATTAATAAGCTCATTCCTCCCAGAGACGTGCTTTCTAATATGACCCCAAAAGAGATAGGAGACTTGTGTAGTCTTATAAATCATGCTTATTA